TGTGCCGCCTGCTGGTGAAGTCCCCGAGACAATGACCATTGATATCGTTTACTGGAAGGATTTCATTTACGAGCCAAAGCGGGCATGGGAACAGGTCACATGGGCGGGCCGTATCCTCCATATGTCCAATGAGGAAGCCGAAAAGAAGTGGCCGGGGAAGTCATTTGCAATAGGCCAAAGGGAGAATCCCTCCAACGCGACTATCAGCGTATCCGCAGAGCTAATTAACGCGGATAAAACTTCCGTCATTCAGATGTGGGATAAGAGCAAGCGCGAAGTCTTGCATTTGACCATGACAGGCGAAGTCCTTGACCGGGTGAAAGACCCCTATGAGTTAGCTGATTTCTGGCCCTGCCCGAAGCCGCTGATTGCATCGCCGCCGACTGCCAAGTTTCTGCCCTTGCCGGATTACTATATCGCGCAAGATCAATATATGGAAATGGACATTCTGTATGCCCGAATCAACCTTATCATCGAAGCGGTGAAGGTTGCAGGCGTTTACGACTCGGCTACGCCCGAGCTACAACGCATGTTGGGCGGTACGGAAAACAAGCTCATCCCGGTTGACAACTGGGCCATGTTCGCAGACAAGGGAGGCGTTAAGGGGACTATTGACTGGTTCCCGATTGACCAAATTACGTCAGTCCTACAGCAACTTATCGCCACCTATGACTTCATGAAAAACCAGTTGTTTGAAGTCACTGGTATGGCCGATATAGTCCGTGGTTCAACCAACCAGTACGAAACGGCTGCGGCGCAACAAATAAAGGCACAGTTCGCTTCGGTAAGAATGAACGCCTATCAACGGGACGTATCTTTCTTCGTGCGGGATATGCTCCGAATCATGGGTGAATTGATGGTGCAAATGTACACCGACGAAAAGCTGCAAGCTATTGTCGGAACCATCCCTGAAAACGACCAGCCGCATGTGCAAGCTGCAATGGCTATTCTCCGTTCCGATTTCCTGTTGAAATACAACATTGATATTGAAACGGATTCGCTGACTCAAGCCGACTGGGGTTTGCAGCAGACTCAGCGTATGGAATTCGTATCCACTCTGAGCCAGTTTATACAGGGTGCAATGCCGGTCATTGAGTCCGTCCCGGCTCTTGGCCCGCTGATGCTGGAAATTATCAAGTTTGCCAGTGTCGGTTTCAAGGGTTCCAGTGAGCTTGAAGGCATGATTGATGCGGCTATTAAAGCAGCGGAAGAAGCAGCCAATCAACCGGCCCCGCCAAGCCCTGAGCAGCAGAAGATGGAAGCGGAACAGAAACGCGCTGAAACTGAAATGGCTATGGAGCAGCAGCGCGACCAGAGCAAATTGGCCCTTGAGCAGCAGAAGGCTCAGGCGACTATGGCTTTGGAAGCACAGAAGCAGGCCGCAGAGCTTGAATTCTTGGCTAAAAAGAACACGGCAGAATTGCAGTTCCAAGCGCAGAAGAACGCTGCTGAGTTGCAGTTCCTTCGGGACAAGGCCAATATCGAGTCCACTATTGCCGTACAAAAGGGCCAGCAGCAGATCGAACAAGGCGCGGTCATGGCAGCACAGCGGGCCGCAACCGAGGCATCACGGGGCGATGGGATACCAAACAAGGAGTAAAGCCATGCCGTATTCATCTGGAAAACAAAAGAACTTCATGCAGGCTGTGGCCCATAGCCCCAAGTTTGCAAAAAAGGTCGGTGTCCCTGTGGAAGTAGGCCAGAAGTTTGAAGATCACCGGGACTATCAGCGTGACCCGGCTCCGGCCCGTGGCGGCAGAGACATGGGAAAGGCAAGAGCAAAAGAGCTACGGAGGCGGATATGATTTACCCGTACTCAGGTTGTTGCCGTCAGCAGCGCGGGTGGGATAGGGTTTGCAGCCTCGCTAACTACGAGGCTGACCCTAAGTACCATTGCCCCGACTGCGGCAGAGAGCTTAACCGCATTTATACCCCGTCACAACTTTTGAATACAAAGCCGTTTGAGTCCTTCGTTTCCCCCGTTGACGGCTCTGTGATTAACAACAAGCGGGAGCTTGCGGAACACAACCGCCGAAACTCCTGCGTTTCGCTGCATGACGGCTACGACGAAAAAGCATTGCAGAGCTTCACAGAAAGAAAGTGGGGAGTTGAACCAGATAAAGAAGAACTCAAGAGAGATATGAAAGAGGCTGTTGTAAAGCTGGAACAAGGTTACAAACCCGTCCTTGCCCCCGAAACAGACGATTTGGAGTAACGTATGAATGACCTGCATGATGATGTGAAAGCCGCTTTTGACACTGTTGCGGCTGATGATACCAACCCCGGTTCACAGGTAGGCTCCCCTGCCTCGGAAACCCTGCCCCCGGTAGAGGCTACGCCGCCGCCCGGTGAAGCTCCGGCCAAGCCCCGCAGGGCTGACGGGACGTTTGCCAAGGCTGATGAACTGCCCCCGATCACGGAGCCTGTCAAGCCCCCGGCAGGCCAGCAGCCTCCCCCGGCAGGCCAGCAGCCTCCGGCATTGGGTACGGAAGCCCCGGTCAAACTTGACCCTTCCAAGCCGCCGTCTGCATGGACACCGGGAAGCAAGGCTCAGTGGAACACAATTCCCCTGCCGCTTCGGGAAGAAATCATCCGGCGAGAAGAAGCCACGGCAGCGGGTATTCAGAAGCTCCAGCAGCAGTATGAACCCGCCCAAGCCCTGATGGACGAATTAACCCCCTATGAGGACTACGTTAACCATATCAAGGTTGACCCGGTTGAATACCTACATACGGTTATCCAATCGGAGCAGACCCTTCGACTGGGGAATCCGGCTCAAAAGCTAGGGATTCTGCTGGCTCTTGGCGACCAGTATGGTGTACCGATTCGGAGTGCCGTGAATCAGGTACTAGGCGGCAAGCTGAATGAGACACTGGCTGAGTCTCATAGGCGCTTTCAGACTCCACAGGCTTTGCCCCCGGAAATCGCGCGTGAACTACAAGAGATGCGGCAATGGCGTTCTGGCATGGAGTCACAAGCTGCCAAATCGGAGCTTGATGAATTCGCCAAAGACCATCCCCTGCTTCCCCATGTTACGGAGCGCATGGCGCAACTGATCGAATCAGGTGCCGTGGAAACGTATCAGGATGCCTATGATGTAGCTGTGTACCAGAACCCGCAACTTCGTCAGCAGGCTTTGGCACTACAGAACGGTCAGCGCCAGCAGGGGGGTATCCAGCAGCGTCAGGCTGCGGCGGCCAGTGTTGTCGCCCCCGGCTCGGCCCCGCTGGAGGCCGGAGGGGACGGCGTAGGCGATACAGACGATGTTCATGAAGCGGTGCGCCGCGCATGGAACGCAAGCGCCGGAAGGGCTTGACAGCGCCCCAGTGGCGTGTTGGAATGAGGCCGGAGCGCCGCCGACACCGCGCGGCGACTCCGAAGGGCTGACCCCTGTGAAAAATGTGAATTCAACCATTTTCTCAGGAGTGAAACGTCATGGCCTTTCCCAATGTCTCGGATATCATCACAACCACAATCGAACACCGCTCGCGGAAGATTGCGGATAACGTGACCAAAAACAATGCCCTTCTGATGCGGCTTTCGCAGAAGGGAAAAATGCGTACTTTCAGCGGCGGTCGCCTGATCTACGAAGAACTCTCTTTCGCAGAAAATGCCAATGCCGGTTGGTACAGTGGATATGACCTGTTGCCGGTAGCCGCGCAGGACGTTCTTTCCGCTGCCCAATTCGATATCAAACAGGCTGCCTGCCCGGTGGTGGTTAGCGGTCTGGAAATGCTCCAGAATGCCGGCCCGGAACAGATGATTGATTTGATCGCTGCCCGGATTGACGTTGCTGAGTCCACCATGAAGAACCTTGTGGCCGGTGGTATCTACTCTGATGGTACTGGTTCGGGCGGTAAGGAAATTACCGGCCTGAACGCGGCAGTCCCGTTTGACCCGCTGACCGGCACATACGGTGGCATTGACCGCGTTACTTGGACGTTCTGGCGCTCCAAGATTCGCAACGTCGCTTCGGCGGCAACTATCCAAGCGGATATGAACGCCCTTTGGGCGCAGCTTGTTCGTGGCGCTGACCGCCCCGACCTGATTCCGATGGACAACGTGGTTTGGGCTGCTTATCTGGCCTCCTTGCAGGCACAGCAGAGGTTCGCAGGTACGGAGGTCGGCAAGCTCGGTTTCCCGACCCTGAAATACATGGATGCAGACGTTGTGCTGGACGGCGGTATCGGCGGCTTCTGCCCTGCCGGTACGGCTTTCATGCTGAATACGGACTATATCAAGTTCCGTCCACACAGCGCCCGTAACTTCGTGCCGCTGTCCCCCAACAAACGGTACTCGATCAATCAGGATGCCGAAGTGCAGATTCTTGCATGGGCCGGAAACCTGACCACTTCGGGCGCACAATTCCAGGGTCGTCTGGACGTGAACCCGTAAGGAGAAGTACCGTGACTTGGCGCAAAAATGCTAACCCCTCTGAGAACTGCCCGCCCGAGGAAAAACCCATTGTGGAAAATCCTCCGAAGCGCAAGGTATCAAAGAGGGCAAAGGAAGTAATCACGGAGCAGCTTATTGACCCGGCAACGGGAGAGCTGTATAAATCAGGCGAGTATCCGTTGGGTAGAAATTTGCCTGTTCCGTAACCTTCGGCGGGGTGCCGGGAAGCTGGTTGCTGCCGCCAGTCTAAACAAGGGCAGCATTTTTTCATTAGGAGATATCGAAATGCCTGCAACCAATATGGCTGGCCCCCTAGTCGTAGCGGCCAATCCCACCCTTGGCAAGTTCGTTATGATGAGTGCTTTCAGTGGCCCGAAAGGCTCGCCGTTGGATGCCAAGCGTTTCAACCCAACCACGTGGGTCAAAGAGAATGACCCGACCAACTATTCCACGGGTGCGCTGAACACCGGAATCGGTATCGGCTGCAACCGGGTTATCAACGTGTCCATCGGTACTGCCCCGGCTACTTCGGTGCAGTCTATCAAGGACAGGGGCTACACGGATGATGTTATCCCCGGCCTGAACTACAACACTCAGGCCGGTGGCGCTGCCTTGCAGACGGCCCCGGATGCAAGGCTGACCCTGATCGGTGGCGGTCACAGCAACATTCTACCTGCTCCCGGCAATACTGGCTTTGGAGTGTCAACGCCTGTGCCGTGGAGTGCTGTGCCGCTGCTAGGATGGGGCGCGGGCGGTTCGCGTGATGCTGGTGCTGGCCCTGCTTTCACTGGCTTCCCGGTCAAGATGGTGACGGCCACTGGCGCGGTTGCTGATGGTGCCGCAATCGAAGCCAACTGGCTGAACCGTTCTGGCATCGCAATGGTCGCCACTGAATCGGCGTTCGGTTCTGGCTCTGCTGCCTCGGTCGCTCCGACCGATGCGGAACCCGAGGAAGAAGAAGAAGAAGAACCGTGATTGGTGTGGTAAGGGCATGGTGCCATAGGTCACAAGCCTAGGCACCATGTTTTAAGGAGAGTGTCATGAAGAAAACCGCCCTCGTATTATTGCTGGCTTGCGCTACCGTTATCGGTGGCTGCGAGACAGACGGCTCCACGGTTGTTGATGTTCGGGTTTACCGTGATGTTACCGGGAACCTGATTGGCGAGAACCGGAAATACTGTTTCTATCGTTTCCCGAATGGGCATAGGGAGAAGGTGTACCGTACCTACGGATACCGTCACAATGCCTGCCCCCCGACCATCACTCGCAGGATGCGTACTTTCTGAGGAACCGTCATGGATATGCTGCTTTTGATTCTCATGTTCGTCGGCTTTATCTGCCTCGTACTGGCAGCGTTCAACGTGGCGTTCAGTAGCCGTATCAATCTCGGCTGGCTCGGCGTTGCTTTTTTTGCATTGGTTGTCTTGCTTTCGCGCTGAGACACCCATAATCAATCGCGCGAATACCGCACCCCGCTAAGGAGTATTTTATGGGTTATTCAGAAGCAGACTTCAACGTAGAAGATTTCGAGCATCGCAACGCTGCTGACAAAAGCGTGTTCGTGAAGTTCTACATTCGCCCCTTCCAAGATGAGGCAAAGTCCATTGAGGAAGGCCGACCCATTTTCAAGGACAAGGAATATGTTGAAATCCGTACCCCCGGCAACCAGACGAATATCGTACAGCGTCCGGTCACGGATATGGATAAGCAGCGGTTCCGGCAAGCATATGCGCTTTTCAAGGCTGGGGATGCAGAACAAGTTGTCGGCACTCCGCTTACGGAAACTCCGTGGATTACCCGTTCACAGGTTGAGGAACTGGCCTACCTGCGAATTCGTACCCTTGAGCAACTGGCAAACGTCGGGGATGATGTATGCACCCGACTCCCCGGCATGTTCAAGCTGAAACAACGGGCGCAAGCGGCTATCGAAAGGGCAGAGAAAACGGCTCCTTTCATTGCCATGCAGAAAGAGAACGAGGAATTGCGGAACAAACTGGCCGCATTGGAACATGCCCTTGCCGATCAGGCAGAGGCTATCCGGGCGCTGGAGAAAAAGAAGGGGTAAGTCATGGCCGTTCGGGCATCTGTGCTGACCATCGTAAATCAAGCCCTGCAAGAGATTGGTTTGCCGCAGGTGGAAACGACTATCTCTCCGTTCGACGACCAGACCGGGTTCCAAACGCTCGGTCTGGTCAACGCTTTGGGAACACAGCTTGTTAAGGGCCACGACTGGCAGTTTCTGGAAAAGTCACAGCAGTATGTAGGGGATGGGATTGTATCGGAGTTTGACCTTCCCCCGGACTTCGGCAGGATTGTCAATCAGACCCAGTGGACTTCAACCAATCGCCGCCCCATGTTTGGCCCCGTGTCTCCGCAGGGCTGGTCATGGGTTAAGAACGGTATTGTATCTGTCGGCGTGTATTACCGCTATCGGATACTGGACAACAAGTTCCAAGTGTTTCCCATTCCTGCTCTCGGTGAGAAAATTGACTTTTACTATATCTCCCGCAACTGGGTCTTTGACCCGGATATCGCGCCTTCGGGGGGATACAAAGACAAGCTCACGAAGGACAATGATGAGCCTGTATTTGACAACTTTCTGATGTGCGCTGGAGTCAAATACAAGCTATGGGCTGCAAAGGGCATGGAAGCAGCAGAGCTTGGCCGTGAGTTTGAATACATGCTTACTGCCGAGAAAGGGCAGACCCAAGGTGCCCCCGTTATCTCGCTGAGCCGTCAGTGGGATTATCTCTACATTAGTGGTCAGAACGTACCGGACGGAAGCTGGAATGTTTAAGGCAACGCTAGGGCCACAGAGAGTCAGTCAGGCGCTTGGCGTACAAGCGCCAACGGGCGGTCTTAACGATCTTGACCCCCTTTCCAACATGGGGCCGGAGTTCCTGATTGACGTAATGAATTTCTACCCTGATACTGGGGTGCTTTCCGTGCGCCCCGGCTATCAGGAATGGGCTACCGGCATGGGCGGCGCTGTAAGAACCATCATGCCATACAATGCCGCTGATGGTTCTGTTAAGATATTTGCCTCTACGGATGCAGCTATCTTTGACATTACTACCTCAATGGCTAACCCCCCTATCTCTGAGAATGACCGTGTTAATAGCAATGGCGCTTGGATTGACACAAACTTTGCCAATGCTGCGGGGCAATTCTTGGTCGCAGTAAATGGCAAATCCGCTATCTATTATGACGGCACGGTATGGGGCAGCTTCCTACCGAATATAGCCCCCGATGCTATCGGTGAGATTGGCGGCGGCGTTGACCCTAACGATTTCTCCTACGTTCTGGTGCATAAGGGGAGGCTCTGGTTCATCGAAAAGAATACCATGACTGCATGGTATCTGCCGATTGACTCTATGGGCGGCGAAGCCAAACCCTTCTTTGTCGGTGGCCTGTTCAAGCGTGGCGGCTACTTGACCATGCTGGCTCGGTGGTCTGCGGATACGGGTGACGGTCTGGATGATCGTATCGTATTCATTACTTCGATGGGAGAGATTGCATCCTACTCCGGCAATGACCCCGAAAATGCTGAGGATTGGTTCCTTGATTCCATCTGGTATATCGCGCCCCCTCTGAGCCTTCGCTCTGTTGCGGATTATGGCGGCGATATATTGTTCCTTAGCCGCCGGGGCCTAGTGCCGCTGTCCTCGCTAGTGACGAATAGCATCACTGAAATCCTGTATTCTAATACGCTAACCCGGCGTATCTCTCGCACCCTGATTAAGCTGGCCGCGCAGAGTTCCCCCTATCCGATAGAGATAGCGGTTCACCCGGACTCTGCATGGGTAGTAATATCCCTTTTTGATACAAAGGCTCCTACCGAATTCGGCAGCTTCGGTATGCCGGTTCAACTGGTCATGAATTTCCTGACCGGCGCATGGGGCAAGTTTGACTATCCATGCCGGACTACCCGTACCGTTGACCGCAATATTTTTCTCGGCGCAGATGGAAAGGTATTTGTTGTTACTCCTGATGCCTATAAAGATAATGTTCTGCTTGACGGTTCTGGCGGCGACCCGATTGAGGCATATGCGTTCAGCGCGTATAGCTATCTTGAGAACCCAACGGCCAACAAACATGCCAAGCTGATTCGCCCGGTATTTCATACAGAAGTGAAGCCCTCGTTCCGTATGCGCGTCTTACCCGACTTCCGACTTGACCCGTACCTCACTACTCCATCCCCCGGTGTAGCCGCTGGCAATGCCAAATGGGATATCGCAGAGTGGGACTTGGCTAACTGGGGCGGCTACGAGAACGTCTATCGCCCGTGGGTTTCAGCTAACGTACTGGGCTACGCATTTGCATGGCAACTGCGCGTGTCCACTTCCTCATCCTTTGGAGTAGCAGCTTTGGAATGGGTGCATGAAGCGGGAGGCTTGGTATGAGCCGCTGGATTAACAGTGACCCGAATAACCTTGCGACCCTTGCAAGTATCATGGATATCGTGCCTACGGAAAAGGCCGTATGCCTGCTGGAGTGCGAGGGAACCGAGGTCATTTGCGGAGCCTTGTTTGACGGCTTCAACGGAGCTTCAATTCACGGGCATATCTGGATAGAGGAAGGCAGGGTTCCGTCGCGCTTATTCTGGTTCGCTATTTATGACTATCCTTTCCGCCAGTGTGGTGTGGATAACCTGATTGGTACGGTTGTATCCTTCAATGAGAAGGCACAGAAGTTGGTAGAACACTTGGGTTTTCGGCTCAACTCGGTTGTTCCGAAATACTACCCGAATGGCGCAGATATGATGCTGTATGTCTGCACAGTAGAAACCGCTGGCCGGTGGGAGAAGATTCGACCGGCAGGCGTCATGGTCAAGGAGAATTAAGATGGGTGGCCTGTTTGGGAAGAAACCTAAAGCGCCTAAAATCCCTGACTATGTTCCGCTAGTCAAGAATCAGGCCGCAGAGCAGCAGCAATTTTTGCAGAAGCAGACCGAGGCTAATCGCCCCGATCAAATGACGGCGTTCGGCTCGCTCAAATGGTCGCAAGACCCGGCTACTGGCCGCTGGACACAGACCGAAGCCCTGAGTGCGCCACAGCAGGCCGCGCTTGACTCCGCGCAAGGGCTTCAAACGTCCATGTTTGACCGACTCAAGGGGCAGGCGGCGTGGGATGGTGGCCCTGCCATGCCTACCTATGATGAACTGTCCGGCGAAAAGCACGGTCAGCGGTTGGCCGAATCGCTTATGGCACGGGTACGGCCACAGCAGGCCGCACAGCAATCGCAGATGCAGACCAAGCTACGCCTGCAAGGACTACAGCCGGGTACGGCGGCGTATGACCGTGCCTATCAGAACATGCTTACTTCGCATGGTGACGTAGGCGCGCAAGCTGAACTGCAAGGCATGTTGGCAGGCGCGCAGGAATCGCGCGATATCTACAACACGCAACTGGGCGGTCAGCGGCAGGGCTATGAACAGTCCATGCAGAACTATATGCTGCCTTGGCAGCAGGCTCAGGCCGCGCAAGGTCTTGTCGGCGGTGTCAAGACCCCCGGTTTCCAAGGCTTCAACACAGCCGGAGAGGCACAGGCGGCAGACGTTACCGGGGCCACTCAGCAGGGCTTCGCGCAGAAGGCACAGCTATACAATCAGCAGATGCAGTCGCGCGATGCCAAGATGAACTCTATGGCTTCTCTCGGTGGCGCTGCTATCAAGGCATCTGATATTGCACTCAAACAGGATATCGAACAGATCGCAGATGAAGCCGCATACAATACCATGCTTTCCCTTATCCCGATTAGCTGGAAGTGGAAGGACACCAAACTGCCGGATGCTGGTATCTCCGCGCAGCAGGTATTTGACCTCGTTCCTGAGCTTGTATCCAAATCGGCAGATGGATTCTTGCAGGTCAACTACACCGGCTTGTTCGGCATACTGCTAGGTGCCTTCCGGCACATGGCTAAACAGGAGAGGGAACATGGCGTTCTATGACCAAGGTGGAATGGGTGAGCAGCCAATGGGCGGCGGCGGTGCGCTGTCTCGCAAGCCTCGCAAGGGCGGTTCGGCTGCGGCTGTGCCGGGACAAATGACCAATACGGCTATGCCCGGTACTCAGCAGCTTTCGACTGTGCCGCAAGGGATGGAACAGGGCGCAAACTTTCAGCAGATGCCGGGGCAGGATGCCTCAGCACAGGCCATGCAGGGGGGCGTTGGTGGTTATGGCGGGCCGATGGGTTCGGGTACGCCCCTGCCCGGTTTGCCCCCGC